GTTTGGTTTTTTTTATTGTATAACAGATTTAAGCAATAATAAAAAATATATAGGTAAAAAAGGGTTTTGGTCAAGAAGAAAACTAAAGCCGCTAAAGGGTAAAACTAGAAATAGAATTGTTAAGAAAGAATCCGATTGGAGAGATTACCATGGATCTAATGAAGAGGTAAAACTTCTTGTTGAAAATCATGGATCAGAAAGATTTAAAAGAGAAATACTCCGACTCTGCAAAAGTAAAGGTGAAATGTCTTACTTTGAAATGAAAGAGCAGATTGACCGTGAAGTGCTATTTAGCGATGAATATTATAATGAGTTTATAGGAGGAAAAATTCATTCTAAACACGTTAAAGGAATAGCAAATGTATGAATATAAATGCAAAGTACTAAGAGTGGTCGACGGAGATACGGTAGATGTTGATATTGATTTAGGTTTTGGAATAGTATTATCGGATGAAAGAGTTCGTATTATGGGTATTGATACTCCAGAATCACGTACTAGGGATAAAGTAGAAAAGCTTTTCGGTAAAGCAAGTAAACATAGACTTGAATCATTACTAGGTGAAACCGCCGTTCTAAAAACACAAATTAATAAAGATGGTGAGGATATGAAAGGCAAGTTTGGTAGGGTTCTTGGAGACTTTGTAACAGAAGACGGAAGAATGGCTACCGAAGTAATGATTGATGAAGGACATTGTGTTCCATATTTTGGTGGATCAAAGGAAGAGGTCCAAGCACAACATATGAAAAATAGAGAACGTCTTATATCAGAAGGTATTGTAACACAAGAACAAATAGACGAAGTTTCATAGGAGACTAATTATGAATGCTAAATTTGGAATAGGTGTTGTTATAGCAATTGTACTACAAGTAAGTGCATTTGTTTGGTGGACAGCACAACAAGCTCAAACTATTGAGACACTTAAAGGTGAAGTTGCAGAACTTACAGCTAAGAGTGAAATTGAAAAAGAAGTAACATTGCTTAATGACGTAAAACAGCTACAAAAAGATATTACAGAACTAAACGATAAAACATTAGAAGCAATACTTGAAACACATAATCGTATTGATAATTTAGGTCAACACGTAAGTAAACAAGATGAACTAATCAATAATACTTTTGCAAATCAAATGACAGAGTTTGAAGAAAAAGTACAAAATAGTTTTAATGTTGTTGAAGGTTGGGTTGATGAATTAGATACTTCTGTTGAGGATTTATATTTACATATAGATATTACTAATCAAGGGCTTGATAAAAAATTAAGTGATAGAATTGAAGATCATAAACATTAGGGGTTTACATTTGATTTAAAATATATTATATTAGTAGTGTAAAAAGAATCGGAAGGATCTAAAATGATTTACAGTCTTACAGCAGATATTACACATACTTCAAGTAAATCAGAGATTAAACAATTTGCAGAAGAACATGGATGCACTCTTTTAAAATTTAAAGCTTTAGAAAATAATCATCTTGTTACATTTTCTTCTAATAATTTGGATTATATTCAAGAGTTAACAGACCAACTTCAATTATCACACTCAAAAATAGTTTCACTATAATTGTTTACTTTTCTTAAAAAATATAGTATAATGGTTTTAGTTATAAAGAGGAATATATTATGATTATTATTGATTACTCCGGTGTTTCTATTGCTCCTATTATGATGGGACACGCCGGCGTAGATGAAAACTTAATTCGCCATATGATTCTAAATTCTATTAGAATGTATAGAAATAAATTTAAAGATAAATATGGCGAAATAGTTATTGTTGCAGACGGCGGTGGCAACTGGCGTAAAGACGTATATCCTGAATATAAAGCTAATCGATCTAAGAATCGTGAAGAGTCTAAGATTAATTGGGAAGAAGCCTTTCGTATTATTGGAATGGTTCGTGATGAACTTAGAGATAATTTTCCTTATAAAGTTATCCACCAATGGGGTTGTGAAGCAGATGATGCTATTGCCGAACTCGTAAAATGGACACAAGAATTTGGTAATCATGAGGAAGTCATGATTGTATCAGCAGATAAAGATTTTAAACAACTTCAGAAATATAATAATGTAAGACAATATTCTAATATTACAAAGAAATTTGTAGATGAACCTAATCCTAGACTGTTTCTTGCAGAACACATCTTAAAAGGTGATGGTGGTGATGGAGTGCCTAATGTACTATCTGACGATAAATGTTTAGTTGAAGGCCGCCGACAAAATGTTCTGTCAAAGAAAAAGAAAGAAGCTTTACTTGAAGACCCTAAAGCTTTAGGTGAAGACGTTTATAGAAATTATTTGCGCAATAAAAAAATGATTGATTTAACAGAAAGTTCAGAATGTCCTGAAAGTATAAAACAAGAGATTATAAATACTTTTGTGGAGCAAGATCAGTATAAAAACAAAGGTAAAGTTTTTCCCTTTCTTGTTCAAAAAAGATGTAAATTATTGCTAGAGAATGTACGGGAGTTTATTTAGAATGGCAAAATTAATTCATGAAGTAATTGTGGAAGCCGGAAAGAAAAGATCCAAGGCTGAAAAAGTTGAATGTTTAAAACAGAATGAATCTTGGGCTTTAAAAGATATTCTTAGAGGCACATATGATGATGCCGTTCAATGGTTGGTTCCTGAAGGAACACCACCATATACTCCTAATAAAGAAGAAAGTACACCATCCAATCTTATTAGGCAAAATACTCAGTTCAGGTATCTTGTTGATTCACCAGATTCTAGGAAGGTGCTTAAAGCTAAACGTGAAAATATTTACATCAGATTACTAGAATCAATTCACCCATTAGATGCAGAGATTGTAATAAACATGGTTAGTAAAAAATCTATAAAAGGTATATCAAAAGCAGTAGTACAGGAGGCTTATCCAGGTTTAATACAAAAAGGTTGATAATGAATTCAAATAAATCTAAAAACTTTGTGGCTGGTCTCCCTTTTAAGGGTTGGCCAGCTTTTACTTTTCTAAAGGAGATAATAATGTCTGATCATCAATTACAGAGATTGCTTAAAGATTCCGAAGCACTAGATACATTTGCTGGAATGTTACTTGAAGAAGGGGAGACAGAACTCGTGAAAAAAATAGAAGCAAAGAAAAAGTTTTTAGACAATCACATATCGTCGGTCATGGAGGTGGCTGCCTAATTTAAATTTGTAAACTTAGTTGTTTACAAATCATTCAAAATATAGTATTATAGTCATATAATCTTATTTGGAGTTACCAATGAATATTTTTGTACTTGATAGTGATCCTATCAAATCAGCTCAACTACAATGTGATAAACATGTTGTTAAAATGATAGTTGAATCTGCTCAAATGCTATCCACTGCTCATAGAATGTTGGATGGTTATGTAGAGAAACGTCCATCAAAATCTGGTAAGAGAATGATAAACTACTGGGTCCATCCAGATACACACATGGAAAATACTTTATATAAAGCTGTTCACCATGGCCATCCCTGCACAGTGTGGACCATGCAGTCAATAGCAAACTATGCATGGCATTATGACCATTTTCATGCACTATGTATTGAATATCAATATCGCTATAATAAAACACATAGCACTCAAACTAAGCTTGAAGAAATCTTATCAATTCCGCCTAAAAACTTAAATTATCATAAAGGGCTTACTCCCTTTGCTCTTGCTATGCAACATGAACCACAGTGTATTCATAAAGACGAACCTGTTCGTTCATATCAAGAATACTATCAAACAAAACAAGACCGATTTAAAATGGTTTGGTCAAAACGTGATATTCCAGAATGGTTTAAATATAATGTTGCAGCATAATTTAAAATGTATTGAAGAAATATCTTGGGGTAAAGGTATGAAACTAAGACTAATGGAATCACCAAAAGGTAATCAACAAGTGCATCGCTGGTCAGATATGTCAAAGAGGTGGTGTTTAATGTATAGATATAATGTTGAAGAAAATTGGGAATGGTGGAAAAATTATGCCAACTTACGTTCTAAAAAATAAAGAAACAGAAGAACAATTTGAAGTATTTTGTCAATGGTCTGATCTACAGAAAATGTTAGAAGATGATAAAAATCTTACTCAAGTTATAACAGCTCCTAAAATAGTATCTGGCATTGGTAATTTACATAGTAAAGTACCTGACGGATTTAAAGATGTTTTAAGTAGGGTAAAAAAAGGATCATCTAAAGGTAATACTATTAGAAAATGAAAAAGAATAATTCGTTAACTGTTTCACTTGATGAACTTGAAAAAATTGAACCTATTACCGATAATCAAAAGAAAGCATTTGAGTCTTGGGATAAAGGGTATAACTTAATACTAACTGGTAGTGCAGGTACTGGTAAAACATTTATTGCATTATATAATGCTTTTAGGGAGATGTTAGATAAACCAGATTTATATAGACGCATTATGATTATGAGGTCAATGGTTCCCACTCGTGATGCTGGTCATCTACCCGGAACGAAGGAAGAAAAGGAAGATCCGTATAAAGTACCATATAAAAGTATCTGTGATGAAATATTTGGCTATAAAGGTGCTTATGGTAAATTAACTACTGCAAATAAATTAACATTTGAAACAACTTCATATATTCGTGGTGCTACATTTGATCAGACTATTATAGTAGTGGATGAAATGCAAAACTTAAACTTTCATGAACTTGATTCTGTAATTACACGTGTTGGCAATGATTGTAAAATTATCTTTTGTGGTGATTATCTACAGTCTGATTTTAAATATAATGATGATAAAGATGGGATTATAAAGTTTATAAGTATTGTAGAGCAGATGAGATTCTTTAGAGTTGTTAACTTTGGTTGGGAAGACATTGTAAGATCAGACCTTGTTAGAGATTATATAATGACTAAAGAGATGATGAATATTGGATAAATTATGCCCGATGAAAAGAATAAAGAAGCTTGGCGAATGTTCTATATGGTAAAAGGTCATCTTAGATCAACCGAGTCCACTGTTCTTGCCTCGGCGGATGGATACTTTAGAAGATTATTTCGTGATGGAGCCGATGGTGCGCCTCTTTATGATTATGATGAAGAATTTGAAATCGAATGGAAAAAATTAATGGAGAAACAGAAAAATGACAAACTGGATTAAAAACAGATTATCTGAAAGAACGAGCTGGGATGGTATTGCTCTTGTCGGTTTAGGTCTTCTTGTCTTATTCTTGGCTCCTCTTGCAAAGATTGCTGCTGGTTTAGCAATTGCATATGGAGCTTGGACAATATGGAAAGAGGAATAAAAACTATGGTAATCATATACGGTAAAAGTAATTGCTCATTTTGTGAAAAAGCAAAGCAACTCTGTATTGATTATCAATTAGAATATGAATATAAGAACGTGTCACAAATTGAATATCTTGAAGAATTTGTTGAAAAATTCCCAGGAGCAAAAACTGTGCCACAAATAATTTGGTATGATAAAGTGATTGGAACTTACGAAAATTTTGCAACAGAAATAGAAAACACTATAGGAGGCTATGGAGAAAATGTCATTTGATTTTGACTTCACTGAAGACCATCTTGCTAAAATTATTCCAGGTAATAATAAAGTAGGAGATTGGTATGAAGCTTTGTGTGATATTTTACCGAGGTATGGTATTACTACAGAGCGGAGAGTTGCCCATTTCTTGAGTCAATGTGCTCACGAAAGCGGTAACTTTAAACGACTTGAAGAAAATTTAAACTATTCTGCAAAAGCATTACGTGCTGTCTTTGGTCGTTACTTTGGTGATGCACCTAAGAGAGATGCAGATGAATATCATCGTCAACCAGAGATGATTGCTAATTATGTTTATATGGACGAATTCCGTAAATATAAAATGGGCAATACAGAAGAAGGCGATGGTTGGCTGTTTAGAGGTCGTGGGCTAAAACAGCTTACTGGTCGTGAAAACTATACACGATTTGGCAAATCTGTAGATATGTCTGCAGAAGAAGCAGCTGAATATGTAGCAACAGAAAAGGGTGCTGTTGAGTCAGCATGTTGGTTCTGGGATGCTAATAATCTAAACGATATTGCCGATACTGATAATGTAGTTAAAATGACCAAGAAAATCAATGGTGGTAAAATTGGGCTTGAAGACAGACAAGAACGATATACAAATGCCATGGAAGTTTTGGGCATGTCTGCTGAAATGGTAGCTGACGATGACGATGACGATATTGAAGAAATCATTGATGATATTGGTGTATTGCGTAAAGGTTCTCGTGGAGAAGGTGTTAAAATTATGCAAGAAGCGCTTGGTATCGGAGCTGATGGAGTGTTCGGTCCAGGGACTGAAAGAGCATTGAAAGAGTGGCAAGCAGCTAACGGTTTAACAGCCGATGGTGTGGCTGGTCCAGCAACATTTGGAAAACTATTAGAGGACTAAAATGGCCAAATTTAGTAGGTTTGACCCTAAGAATAAAAAGAAAGATCGCAATAAAAAACTATCAATTAATAGAGACAGTAAGATTAAATCTGTTGAAAAAGATAGGCGAATACAGGGGAAAACAATTGAATATGTTATACAAGATCGACACGATGATCTAAAATAATATTAGGGGTCACTTAGGTGACCTCTTTTTTTTTACATAAAATGCATTTTAGGGGTTTACATTTCATCCGAAATATATTATATTAGTAGTATAAAGAGAATCGGAAGGAACTAAAATGAATGATCTTTTTGAAATTGTAGAAGACCTTGAATCAATTGAAACCTTTGGCACAGATAGCCCAGGTTTCGAAGCAATCATTAACAAGTGGGTTGAACGCAAAGCAGAAGCAGAAGCATTCATGGAACGTCAATTCGAGTTGGAGTTAGTGTAATGGAAAAGTATGATTTAGATGTAATTGTAAAAGGTAATAAACTTCCACGTCACGGTTCACCTCAGGATCGTGGTAGTGCAGATGCTTACTATCACCGTCCTTATGATCCTCATTACTACGTTGGTGCTTCTATTACTTCAGAAAGAGTAGAAAAAGACAACATGACTGTTGGCGAGATTGAAGCTTATAAGTATGGCTATGAAAATGAAGATGATAGAAAAGATTGGGGCTAATGTTTACTAATAGCATACCCATGGATTTTTGGCAAACTTTAGGCCAATATGTTTACGGTTATATAAAAGATAACCAATGGAAATATATAGGTAAAGGTAAGGATAATCGTGCAATACAGCACATTAAAGAAAAAGGCTATGATATAAATGATCTTTATATTATAGCTAAAAATCTGGAAAGATTTGATTTTGATAAAAAGAAAGATGCTCAATCATTTCTTCTTGAATCATATCTTATTACATCATACACACCATCTGACAATAGTGTGTCTGGCCACTATAAGGAGTGTTTTACAATGGCTAAATTTTCGGAACTTTTTAATGTTTATACTTCATCCCAGAAGGATAATTTTGAAGCTTTGCCTGAATGGTATATAGAAAACTATGAAAAACTAAAAGGTCGCCTTACGGTTGTTGAAATAAAATCTGAAATGACTTGGCTCAGTTTTTCCACTCGTGAACAATTGCAACCAAACATTTTGGTTTCATCTGATGGAAATATAAAACATTTTAGATTTCAAATACAAGCTCAAGAGAAAGACAAGATTGCATATCGTAAAGAACAGATATTTGAATTTTTAAGCCATTATGGTATAATGGATAAAGATATTGAAAAAACTGGAAATCGTGAAACATATGGAATTAATAGTCACCTTAGTGTTGAAGATGCATTTAATATTATAGATGATTTTTTCTCTTAAAAAATGATTTTAGGGGTTTACAAGCTCCTAAAATTATACTATATTAGTAATGTAAAAAGAATCGGAAAGAATATAAAATGACTATTGCTAAAACACAGAATGATCGTCTTGCTCTTATCAAAGAAATCGCAGAGCGTCGTAAAGCAGAAAAAAAAGCTAAACGTGCTCGTCAGATTAAAATGTATGAAATCAAAGAGAAAGCCAAAAAAGCTCGGTCTGCAATGTTACAAGCACGTAAGAAACGTAAAGATCCTCTTGAAGAACTAAATGTAAAAGATGGTGAAAATATAAATCAATATACCGATCAAGCTAAGTATGCTAAAACTTATTATGGAGAAACTTTGTATGAAACAACAAGATATGATAACGAGTGGGATTAAAGTGCTAATGCTAATTTTAGTGATAGTTTTAGCCGCTTGGTATACCATACATATATGGAAAGATTGTTTAAATGAAAATTCTATTTTTACATGTATGAGAATGTTAACAAAATAAGAGTCTTTAGACTCTTTTACTCAACGTCCGTGCAGAGAGAACCGGGCTTGAAAGCAACATCTCGCGAGAATAATTCGCCTGTGAAATATCAGTGTCGTGAAAACGTGGAGATGCTAGGAAATAGAAAATTACTAGGGGCGTTGAGTAAAGGAGTTTTATTATGAAAAATAATCCAATTAATAAACTTCAGCAGTTAATGGTTATTACTGCAGAAGAATGCGGGGAACTTACTCAGAGATGTAGTAAGATTATTCGTAAATATGAACAGTTTTCGGAAATAGAAGATGATCAAAGAAATAAACTTCTTGAAGAAGTTGGTGATGTTTATTGCATGATTGATTTAATGTGTGAGCATAATGTATTAGATTGGAAACATATCTATGCTAGAAGCTCTGCTAAAAAAGAAAAACTTAAAAAGTGGAGTACCTTAATAGATGGATAAATTTAAAATACATAAAGCACATAAGATGTCCGATTGGATTGAGAACCAGGTAACCGAATGGGCCTTAGAGTTAATCCAAAATCACTTTGGTATAGAAGGTCCTGAAGAATTATCACGTGAACAACTTGATGAAGTTATTGAACAATGGGAAGAAATGCTAGAGTATGATAAAACTTTAGCCTCAGGTCTTTATAATTGTATAAACATCTGGGAAAATGACCGAGAGGAACACATTGTTTAATCATGTTGATCACGGTATAATTCTGCCTAAAATAGAAAGAAAGACCACTGAAGCTGGTCGTAAATACTTCACGCCTGAAGGCAAAGCATATCCTTCTATTACAACAGTTTTAGGTGCCTTAAATAAAGATGGTCTCTTAGCATGGAGAAAGAAGGTTGGTGAAGAAGAAGCCAACAAAATATCTCGGCGAGCTGCTACTAGAGGAACAGCTGTACACAAATTAGCAGAAGATTATATTGATAATGTTCCTGAGTGGAAAGAAAATGTAATGCCTCACAATCTATTTGCTTTTAATCATATTAAAAGTATTATAGATGAAAGATTAGATAACATTTGGTTTCAAGAAGAATTTTTATATAGTGATCTATTAAAGACAGCAGGGCAAGTTGATTGCATTGCTGAGTTTGATGGACAGTTATCTATTGTAGATTTTAAGACATCTCGTCGAACAAAGAAGAAAGAATGGATTACAAACTATTTTATCCAAGCGGCATTCTATGCTGCAGCTTTCTATGAAAGAACTGGAATTCCTATTAAACAGGGTGTTATTATTATTACAGTAGATGATGCAGAACCTCAGGTCTTTAAAGTTAATACTCATGATTATCTTCCTGCATTTTTAGATGCAAGAAAAAAATATGAAAACAGTTAATTAATTGTTTACTTTTGGCTCTATATGAGTTATTATATATTATGTAAATAATCGGAAAGTATATTATGACTGTATTTCCAACACTCGGTATTGAAACTGAAAAGCACTGGTTAGTCGGCACAGAATGGGCATATGCTAAAGGTACGGTAAAAATGCATTCTAATGGTTTTAGTTGTTCTTGTAAAAAGAAACCTAGAGTGCCGTGTAATCATATTAAAAATGTAAAACTAAGGTTATATGGAACCTTTGATAGCCACTATAAAGGAGAGTAAAATGTGGTCAGTTAAAGTAGATCGTAATGGTCGACCAACCGAAGCAGTTCTTCGGAGAATGGAAAACTGTAAACTTGACTTAGAATCTCACGCATCTCGTGCTAAGTTTGGTTACTGTTATTTGGATATGTTAGATGTCTGAATACCAAATTAATTTTATTGATCGCCGTTTAATGCATGTCGAAGAAATAATTAAAAACTGGGAACCGACTATTAAACTCTTAATTGAAAATCCTGATATTATGGAAGAATTGAAAAGAAGGAAAAAAGATGACTGAAGAAATGACACGTGATTATATGATGACTCGATTACAGCAATCAGAGTGCCGTGTAATTTTTAAGAAAACAAATGGTGAAGAACGTGATATGATATGTACTCTTCAACCAGATATTATTCCAGATGCTAAGAAAGAAGATCCTCTTTCTCAAAAGAAAGTTCGGTCTATTAACGAAGAGGTTATTCCTGTGTGGGATACAGAGGTTGAAGCTTGGCGTTCTTTTCGTGTGGATCGTGTAATTAGCTTTTCTTGTAGATAAATACTATAAAAGGAGTTAACCAAATGACTATGCATTTAGTACGTGGAATGTCTTCTTTAAATACTAAGAAGCGTAAAGTAAATAAGAAACCTGGTTGGAAAAATACACTTCAGGAACACGATGAGTTTCTAAAGCGTATGGGTGTTACTGGTAAAAAATCTGATTATCGTTCAGAAATTCCAAACTATCGTGAAAATAGCCCTAGAATTTCAACTTCAGATACTATATGCAGTAACGGTACTCGTAAAGAAAGTGCAAAATATACAGGTGATGAAATTGCTGGTATCGTAGTTACTCATAAATCTAATTTGATGCCAATTCGGAAAGATAATAAACAGGCTGCAGTAGATGCTGCAAGTATGCGCCGATAATGTTTAGCATTGAAAACGAGTTTGATCATACAATTATAACTATAGTAGATAATGATAATAAGCAAGAAGATGCTCAGGTTATCATGAGTGACGAATATGTTTACATAAGACAGTATAATGCTAAAAGTGGCAGATATGATGTGATAGCATTATCACCGTTTATGTTTAATGAAATACTTGCTTCTATGAAATTTACTGATGGTGTTTATGTAACAGAAGATTTATCAATAGCAGTAAAGGAATAATATGTTTGGTATAGACCCACTTATCATTTTAGCAATAGGCATTTTTGGAGTATTTTACTGTTCTTACTCCATCGGGCGTAACAATCGGAAAGAACGTGACGACGAATTAATAGAACAGACTATGTTATATCTGTGTCACAATGGCTATCTAAAACATCGACGTGATCGTGATGGAGAGATAGAATTAATTAAACTTAACGAAGAATTTTAATAAAAAAAGGTTTACAAAGCCTTTTAACTATGATATAATAATATTATCATAGAGAAAGAATCGTGTTATGGCTAAAAGAGCAAAGATCAAAAAAGTTTATTCTCGTAGAGCACGTACAGGTATTGCTGCGGCTCCTACTAATAACTTTAATCACTTTAATGATTATCTCCGCTTGGAAGTAGATAAGAAAGAATTAAGTCAAGTTATAAAAGATTATATTCGTAAAAATCTAAAGAAAGCAGATGCTCAAATGGCATTAAAGGCGCCCGAATGGGCCTTTACTGCACTACCATATCTATCTGCAACCATTGCTTGGAAAAATCTAGGCAACCCTTTTCCTTCACAGTGGAAAGGTGAAGAAGTAATTAAAAAAAGAATTGCAGAGATTTTAGAAAAAGGCAGAAAGAAAGCTGAAGTAAAAGAAGAAGAAATCGATGACACACCAAAGCGTACTATTGCAGATATTGTAAAAGAACGCACTTCTGATTTTATTGCTGGCATAGAAGAAAAGATAGATGCATTTCCAGAAGTATCTGGATTATCTGTTTATGATGAGTTAAAAAAGATAGATGCTCCTAATAATACCGCTAAAGGTGTTTATGAGTTTTATCTTCCGCAACTTAAAGAGATGCAAGAATTAATTACAAAGAAGCCAGAGGATTTAGTAGAAGCATATAGACATATGACTGCTAAAGAAAAGAAGGCATATATGAAATTCTTAGAAGATATTGTTTCTGATGCAGAACGCTATATGGCCTCTAAGAAAGCACAGAGAAAAACAAGAACTCCTAAAGTTAAAACTGCAGATAAACAAGTTGCAAGATTAACTTATCTTAAGGAATCAAAGGAGCATAAATTAGTTTCTATTAATCCTACTAATGTTGTTGGTGCTAATAGAATATATTTGTTTAATGTAAAGTCAAGGTTAATTACAGAATTAGTTTGTAGATTAGCCCAAGGCTTTGAAGTAAGTGGTACTACTATCAAAGGTATTGATGAAGATGTATCACGTAATATCAGATTAAGAAAACCAGAGGAGTTTTTACCGCTGGCTCTTAAAAAGACCCCTAATCAAATTAATAAAGAGTGGGGTAAACTTACTACTAAGTCCGGAAAAGCAAATGGAAGGATTAACAAAGACACTATCATATTAAGGGCACTAGATAGATGACCGAAGAAAAAACAAACTTTATGAACCGTGCTAAGTTTACAAAACTTATCGAAGAACAGGTTTTATCAAAAAAACTAGGGTACATTGATGCCGTAGTTGAAGCATGTGATATTACCAATATAGATCCAGAGGATGTTAAAAAGTATATATCACCACTAATCAAAGAGAAGATTGAAGCTGAAGCAATGAAATTAAATTTTTTACCAAGGCAAAATGAGCTTCTTTTTGAATAAATACTCTGTACAACAAAGTCAAAATGTTGTATAATATTACAGTACATACAAAAATATATTTCAGTATAAGGAAAACAAAATATGTCATTCGCAAATCTAAAACGTAATCGTAACGCAATCGATCAACTTGTAAAAGCAGCAGAAGCTACTAATACAAATCAGTCCGGTAATAAATACACTGATGATCGAATTTGGAAACCAACTGTAGATAAATCTAATAATGGTTATGCAGTTATCCGCTTTCTCCCAGCATCTGAAGGATCAGAACTTCCATGGAACCGTTATTGGGATCATGGTTTTAAAGGCCCAACAGGTCGTTGGTACATTGAACGTTCTCTTACTTCTATTGGACAAAACGATCCAGTAGGCGAATTAAATAGTAAACTATGGAACTCTGGTATTGAATCAGATAAAGAAGTTGCTCGTAAACAAAAACGGCGCTTACATCATGTTTCAAACATTCTAGTTATTTCAGATCCAGGCAATCCAGCTAATGAAGGCAAGGTATTCTTATTCCAGTATGGAAAGAAAATCTTTGATAAATTGATGGATGCTATGCAACCAGAATTTCAGGATGAAGATCCTATCAATCCATTTGATTTTTGGAGTGGTGCTAACTTTAAATTGAAAATTCGTGATGTAGAAGGGTATCGTAATTATGATAAGTCAGAGTTTGCAGCTCAGAGTGAACTATCTTCAGACGATACTTATCTTGAAGAAATTTATAATCAACTTCATGATCTGCGTGAATATACAGATCCGAAGAATTATAAAACATATGATGAACTACAAGCTAAACTTATGGCTGTTCTTGGAGAGCAAGCTTCTGTTGGAGCACCAACAATGAAGCAAGAAGAATCTTTGGGTGAACCACAGCCAGCACCAGCAATGAGAACAGCAGAGCCTGTTCAAATGGAAACTGCAGAGATGACTTCAGCATCACCTTCCGCAGAAGATGATGACATTATGGCACACTTTGCAAATCTTGTAAATGAAGACTAGATAGGAGCCATCCTATCAAAACCATCAGAAGATGATGGCATAGGCGCTTGGTTAAGCACAGTTGTATTATTCTGTGTTGACCGAGCGTCAATTGCATTGTTCTGTTGAACTGCACTAATATTTCTACTATCAATAGTATTTGATAATTGTGTTTGTGCATTATTTAATCTAGCACTAGATTCTTGTTCAGCGGTATTACGACTTTGTATAAGTGCTGCATTTCTTTGATCAATTCTTCTTTGCGCTTCTCTGGCGCCAGCTTCAGAAACACCAACCGTGAAGCCTTTTAAAAGTCTAAAGTCTCCACCACCTAAAAATTTAGGTATTGGAATTGTAATATCTGGTAATGAAAAACTTATTTTTGAAAGCTTTATTAACATTTCGTCTTTAAAGTTTGCAAGTCTAGTAGTAATCTCGTCAAAGTTAAGTTTACTAAATAGACCTTTAATATTGGACCACAGATCATCTACAAGTGCTGTGATAGAGAACCCTCTAAATTTTTCTGCTAATTTATCAAATCCTAATTTTTCAAGAAAGAATGCTGGTAAACCAAATATTAAAACATCTAAACCTGCTGTGATTCCCTTTATAATACCTAAAACGCCGCCTTCAAGAGCACCTAA